GCTGGGGTTCCACCATCAGTCATACCTGTTATTGTGTCATTGACAGCGTAACCTATACCCCCTGACAGTATTGTTGCGCCACTGACTTGATCGTTGTGGAACGTATTAAAGTTTACGTTATTTTTTTTAATTACTGGCTTGCCTGATCCTGCGGCACCAACGACAAAAGAACCAAAGGTTTCAAAATCCCACTGGTCTGATTCGTTTACAGCTTCATCCCAAGTTGTTTGCGAAGCGTCCCAATTGGTTTCACCTAGCAATACTGTGGCTCCAGCAGTGCTGTAAGTTTCATCGCCCAATGCAAAGCCAGTCACAGTAATTGTATACTCGTCTGATGGGAATGATCCTGTTGGATAGTTAGCTACTTGAATCCCGTTTGGATCTACAGTGCTAAAACCTAATCCTTGAACGGTAAAGGTAATACCAGGAATTAACCCATGAGGAGTTGTTGTTGTTATTGTTAAAGTACCTTGTGACCTGCTTGCTGAAGCTATAGATATTGTTTGACCTGCATCCCACTCTGTTCCTTGCGATGTGCGAAGAAGGTTATATCCAGTGCCGACTGTATTGTAAGAAGGAACGCCAGTAATCGGATCTCTGTCTAAATATGAGTATATGTTTCTAAGATCGCCTAAGTACGCAACCTTTGTATCAAACTCTCTTGTCGCTGTAATTCCTCGCATTGGAGTGTTAGAGCTTTGTGGAGCTATCTTGTAATCGTGTACAAGTTCTCGACCAGCCTTTCTTCGCATACCAAACTCAGTATACTGAACACCGTTTACAGTTTCCCAAAATGGAATCTGTCTATCAAATCGTTCTGGGTATACGCCAGTCTTTAGAAGATCAGAAGCATCTATCTTAAAACCACCGCCTTTATCAGTTTCAAATGGCATTGACTAATCCTATGCTGTGCGTTTCCAGATATAAGTGGTTATGTATGGCTGTAAGTTGTTATGTGGTACATCACCAGTTACGTCAGCATCAGACCCACTTCCATCTCCAGTTCTCGCATCAATCATATTTGAGGTAGGAGCGTGAGTAGGATCTGAGTAATCATCACCAACCGGACGAGCTATAATATATCTATTATCATCGCCACCTCTGGAGAAATGATAAGCAGCACTAAATTTAGAGTCGCCACTTATATAGTTTTGACTTGATTGGCTTGAGATTACAAACTGATGATGCCTATGCTGCGCCATTTCTTCGGCAGTAAGCTGGTGATTAGACTCACCACCAACTTCTTGCGATGCATCAAAGGCAATATTCTTAGCTAATGATGCCGCTGTAAAGTTAGTGAATGTCTCATTATCTCCAACAAGTGCAAAGCTAAATGACGTAGTGGTTGGGATTGCTGTGACGTAGTGAGTTCCAACAGGGCTAACAACACCAGTTACGCTAACTATTTCAACCTGGCTACCTACTAATAAGTTGTGCGCCGCATCTGTTACAAACGTAGCAACGTCACTAGTAATTCCACCAGATGATAAAGTTGCATCAGAAGCAATACCTACAATGGTACGGCCTTGTGCATACGCTTCCCAAGTACCAAACGTAATTCCGCTAAAGAAATAATCAGCATCGCCTGGGTTTGCAGAGTTAGTAGTTGTTAGTAAGCCGCCTACTGGATATAAACCACCAAGGATAGTTGTTAGAAGTGAGTCTTGTGAAGCTATAACACCTATATTAAGCGCTACCCACTTTGAGGTAGTAGCGTTATACATTAGATCATAAATACTATCCGCGACAAGATCACCCGCAACTAAAGCTGATCCATCAGGTTTAACTATACCTATAGGTGAGATACCAGGAGAAACAGTAATAAGTGGCGATGCGGTATTTGTAACATTAATTCTTACTGATATTCTTGCTCCATCAACAAGCGAGAATACTGGGCTAGACCCAAAGTCCACAGCGTAAGCTATCGGCCCAGACGTAGTAGATTTTAGCTCAGTGCTTGATCTTTGTAGTACGTTAATTTCATCGGCAGCAGCTCCAAAGTTATCTCTAACGCTAGAAGTTGTGGCCGTACCTGCTGTTGGATTAGTTCTGATTATTGCTGAAGTCATTAGACTAACGGGCCTCCATTGGCTTGTATGCTATCGTCTTTAATTCTTGCTCTACCGATGCCTTGCTTGGCTCGTCTAGCTTGTACGTTTGCTACGCCTTCATCAACCATACCCTTAAAGTATGCTACTCGGCCATCATCTTTAAGGTAGACGTAAGCTTCATGTAATGCTGCGTTTAAATAAATATCTTGTAGTAACACAGGGCCATTTGTACCGTTGTTTAAATCTCGGTCTGCGCTGTAGAGGATTCTAAACTTGGCCGTGTTATCTGCTGCTGGTGTTGGCGCTAAATAGATCTTATCACCGGAGATAGCGTAGCGAGTTACTGAGCCGCTAATCGCTTCATAGTCTAGAAGCTCCTGTATGGACACAGGCTCAATGTTACGACCGTTAGCATCTGATACGCTAATAACAAACTTAGTGTCTGCTGGTAGAGTTGTAGTTTGTGCTACAGGAGTAATCTCTGCAAGAATCTCTTGCTCTACAATAGACAATCTACGGTTTATTTTTAACTGAGCTAAAGTCAGGAAGTCTGGAATCTGAGCGCTAAGGTCTGATCTATTTAACCAGTCGGCAATTGCTGCCTGTAGATCTGCGTTTGTTGTTAAAGCCATTACAGTCTCGCTGTTGTGGTTTTCATGTATGGGTAGTGTGTTTCAATGAGCTTGAAGAAATACTTCCAATCCATATCGGTATCGTTAAGTATATCGATTCCATGCTCTTGCTTAATTCTCATCGCATCAGTCATAGATAGATCTAAAACTTGATGGTAATTCTGTTTTGGGTCGTACTTAACCCAGTCGCTAGTAGCGTTTCTTGCGTTCTTGTTATCTTCTAATAACTGAGTAATGTCTTGACTAAAGTTCTGAACAATTGCTCCGTCTGAGGTAAGGTAATTGTCTTCAGTGACTCCGTTATTTGTCTCTGTATCTATATGCTTATCCATGACTCTCTCACTTCTTAGTTTTTTTCTTCTTACTTTTCTTTGGTGGTCGTCCTACTTTAGTTCCGTATGTTCCTTTACCTGCTGGCATAATCTTCTCCAATAGTTAGATACAGGAAAAGGGAGCCGAAGCTCCCCCACCTTAGTTACTTAAACATTAAGCAATGTTGTAGTAAGCAGCGTTAGCTTCTTCAGAACGCGCTTCCAAAGTGTAGTAGCACTCTAAAAGTTTTTGTTCAGCAGAAGTTTGAGTAGCGATGTCAGTAGTATGAATCTTCTTACCACCAGCAAAAGCCAAGCCCCAAGTGCTATAGTCAACTACGTACAAAGTGTTAGCAGGCATATGCTTGTTAGGAACAACAGCGATAGGGCCAAACTGAGAAACGTAAACAGCTACGCGAGAAATAATGTTAGCGCCGCTTGAAGCGTTAGCATTTACGTTAGCATCTACATTATCAGCCATACCACTTAAAGTGTTACGTAATGAAGATACAACACCAGCAGAAGCCATAATCTTAGCGCTGTTAATGTCGCCAGAGTTATCCCAAACGCCGTCAAGCAATGAGTCCATACGAGCTTGCTCAATTGCAGCAGTAGCAGTACCTTCAGTAGGTACAGTAGATCCGTCACCTACACCGTCACCGTTACCTGGATTAGCAACAGCGCCAGCAACACCACCATTTTCTTGGTTAGTTACAAGGTAAGAACCAAATGCGCCAGAAATACCAGGAGCAGTAGCGCTACCTTGAAGTTTAGTAGAAGCAGCGCCATAAGCACCTAACGTCTGTTTCTCAACATCCATCTGAAGCTCTTTACCTTTTTTCATTAACTGGTAAGCCATTTCTTTTCCTGGAACACCTGCGCGATCCATGAACTCAGCTTTCTTAGTAACAGTTACAGCTTTATCTGCAATTTGAATAAAGTTACCAAGACGAACACGAGTTGAACCAGCAGCCGGAGTTTGAGGAAGACCCGCTTCTACAGAAGCGTTAGAATCAACAGCGTCTGCGTAAGTGTCAGTTAACCACTCATGAGTATCGGCAGTAGCACGAGTTTGTGCAATACCAGAAGTAAAAGGAGTCATGAAAGGAGTAACATTAAAGATTACGTTACCTAAGTCTTCACGGATGTTTTGTACAGCGTCTAACGCTACTACTGAGGTTGATGCGATTGTAGCCATGTTAATTTACCTAATTATTTAAAAGAATCGAGAATTAAATCTACCGCAGAATCTCTTGAGAAAGAACCATCACTCTGTGTGGCATTCTTAAACTTTTTAGATTGTGCAGCAGCCTGTTTTTGTGCTCGACTCGCTGACGCGCCTTTTCTTAGAACAGTCTTAGAAGCTTTTTT